CGCCCCTTAAGGGCGCCACCGGTAACTTCTGTTACCTCTCGCAAGAGATCTATTGAGCGGTTTCTCCGTTCTCTACAACCACAGGTTGATTACCTGTAAAACGTAAGGAGCTAAAGGTGGGAGCCATGTTCGTTGAAAAACGCCGAGATCTGGTTAATCCAGATTGGAGCGCCGTTGGTGATTCCGGGAACCATGTTCACGGGTCCAACGTCATTGAGCTTGTCTCCGATCAAGAGACTTACTCTTATAGAAATAAGAGTAGGTCCGCGGGGCACGATGATGGGTCTTTAGTGGAAGATTTTCTTACCACTACGACCAACGGCTTCCTCAATAAGAGGGGGAACGCAGCTCATGACCTTGGTCATGAGTTTTATTCCTATCGCCGTAGAACATCACTCAGTCACCCACGTAAGTCGGTTGCCTGGAGTACAACTCCTGGTCAGCCGAATTCTTACACGGGTCCTCTGGTGCCATCCCGTCCAGGTTTGACGATGGATTTTCCAGTCGTTAACCGTTTGACCTCTAACGAGATCATTCATTTTGGAGGGAAACTTATTGGGGATGCTATCCCAAATAAGCCGCGCGTCGATCTTGCAAACTTCATAGGTGAGCTTTCCAGAGATGGAATGCCTGACCTTAGTGTAGTTAGCCGATCAATACGTAGCAAAGTTGTTCGCAATTCCTTCGGTGTTGGGCTAGTCGATAAGCGTAAGCTTATCGATCCCTCTGTCGCTGGACACGAATTTCTAAACTACCAATTTGGTTGGCTTCCGTTGGTTCGAGATGTTAAATCGATCCTGAACGCAGTCATACGGACTAGGAAACTAGTCGACGACTACGTTCGAAACGGGCAAGACGGACTTTATGTCCGACGACGTCGATCTTTGGAACCACTTGCTACAGAGACTGTCACTGATCAAGGTGATGGTCAGCTCCTTGGCGTTTACGCCAGGGAGCCTCGTCTGTATGTGAGTGGAAATCCGGTAGGTCACTTGTCCCAAGTAGATACAGTAACGACTCGTTACTGGCTCTCGGCGACGTTTGCGTATCATATAAATGTCGATCAGACTTTGATCGGCAGATTGGATCGCTACGCCAATGAGGCTCAATATCTACTCGGTATCGGAATCACTCCCGAGACCTTATGGAACTTGTTACCCTTTAGCTGGTTGATTGACTGGCAGTTCGACATTGGGCAGTGTTTGTCCAATGCTTCGGCCTTCCAGGATGACAACCTTGTTATGCGGTGGTGCTACTTGATGCGTCGTACTGACGCAGTTCGTCGCTTCACCCTCAGTGAACTCCACTTTAAAAGTGGAGGCCCTGGGGCCGTGGCAATCTCCTTCAGCAATACGCTGAAGGAGCGTGTTCACGGCACACCTTACGGGTTCTCGTCTGACCCATCCAGCTGGAATGCTGATAAGTGGGCCATTCTGGCCGCTCTCGGTTTAACCCGAGGGTGGCGTTCAGCGTTTTAATCAAACGCGAAACTGGTTGCGGAAATCTCCGTTGCCTCAATGCGGCGCGCTCTTATAGGCGCTCCGAAGTAAGGACATGCAGTGGCATTTTCAGATCCTCAAACCATTACGGTAAGTGCCGTCGCTCGTGTATGCAATCGCATTGCGAGCGGCGATGGCACCGGCTCCTTTCAGGAGTCCGATGGCAATTTTCGGATTGATGTCCTCCATACCTCTGGGAAGAGGTTTGGACATCAACTGAAGATCACAATCACCAAGATCGCTCCCAACCCGCTGATATCGGCGCAAAATATTGTATACTCTTCGAGTATCTTTATTCGCTTCGATGTCCCGCGAACCGGGTTCGATTCTGCTGAGCTTCTGGCGTTTTGGACAGGTGTTTCTACCTGGGTCAACGCGTCATCGGCTGCCGTCATCACCAAACTTATTGGTGGTGAGAACTAGTTATCTAGTTCAATGGTTGGTGGTCCGGGTTAGGATTCTTTTATCCTTCCGGGCCACCCGATCGTCCACTGCGCGGATCTACTAACTCTTGTAAAGGAGCAGTAAATGAAAAACCGTCAGTTCTTGCGCGCGCTACTCACAGATGTGGGTAGCATGTGTAACATAAGCACCGACCTCGATTATAATTACATCGAGGCGCGAATGGAGAGTGAGGGTGACGAATTTTTAAGCGTCACTCTTCCACAGTTTGCTTCTGATCTCGAAAGAGCTCTTAGCATGTCTGTGGTTACTCCTGACCTATTCGCCGGTTTCCGGCGGAAAGGCAAACTCCCAATTTTCTTGGGTGGTTTTATGGAGCTCATTTTCCTTCGCAGCAGTGGTGTGTTGATCGATATCGACGATACACGTATGCAGGCCAACGCTATAAAAGCGATCCGGCAAGTGTGTATTAGCTTCAAGAAGGTCGAGAAGGAGTGCTCACCCGAGCGCTTCACCAGGGCCTTTCAGAAGTATATCGATTGTGAGAATGAAATCAGCAGAGCCGACGCTATTTTGCAAAAGACTCCTGCCTTAATGGCAAGGTTTGAGCTAATGGCTAATCGTCTCTTCGGTGGTGTTTTCTCAGTTGTAGATAACCGTTTATTCCAACCGGAAGACAACGGCTACATTCTGCCAAAACACGGACCAGGCTCTACCGCTGAACGCCTCCTAGGAAATAGGAAGTTTACTCAGACGGAATGGCCCGAGCGGCTGGATTACGTCTTCCCCTACGGGGAGTACGTTCAGCCGATCTGGAGAAGTCCCGATTGTATCGAGACCGAACTGGTTCCTGATTTCATCGAACCTGCGAACGAACGGCCCGTAAGGGTCGTAGGCGTTCCTAAAACGCAACTCACGCCTCGGATCATTGCCATCGAACCTACTGCAATGCAATATATGCAGCAGGGAATAATGGAAGTGATTTTCGAGACTGTTTCGTCGGATTATATCCTCCGAAACATGATCGGTTTCCATACCCAGATCCCTAACCAGGAACTGGCAAAGGAAGGGTCCCTTTCGGGACGTTTTGCAACGCTCGATTTGAGCGAAGCATCCGATCGCGTGTCTTGTCTGCATGTAGAGCTCCTACTGAAGAGACACCCCCTCGCAAGGGAGGCCATCTTCGCCTGTAGGAGCACGACGGCAGACGTGCCTGGCCATGGAGTAATCCCTCTGGCCAAGTTCGCGTCTATGGGTTCAGCGCTAACCTTTCCCCTCGAAGCCATGATCTTTTTGACCCTGGTTTTTGTAGGTATCGAGGAAGCGCTCAACACAACACTCTCCCGCCTAGCCCTTAGGGACTGGGTAGGGATGGTGCGCGTCTTCGGAGATGACATAATTGTCCCCGAAGAATTTGTTACCCCCGTGATTGAGGCCCTTGAATCTTTTGGATACAGGGTTAACCTCAGCAAGTCTTTCTGGAAAGGAAATTTCCGAGAGTCTTGTGGGAAGGAATATTGGAGGGGACACGACGTTTCAGTCGTTAAAGTCCGAACCGATTTCCCAACATCACGAGGCCAAGCAGGGGAGATTGTCTCCACCGTGGAACTCCGTAACCTCCTTTTTCTCGAGGGTATGGCAACCACTGTGGAGCTTCTTGATGGCTGGATTTCAGCTATCATTCCTTTTCCGTTTGTTACGGAAAGGTCTCCTATATTAGGTCGACTATCTTACGATGGCCACTATGATGTGACTAAGTGGGATAAGTCAACACAACGCCCTTTGGTTAAGGGTGTCGTTGTCAGGATTGCCGATAGATCAAATGAGATCGACGGCGAACCTGCACTAATGAAGTTCTTTTTGAAGCGAGGCGATCTGCCTTTCTTTGCGAAGAACCATCTCCTGTTTGGAGGACGTGCTGTGTCCGTCAGCTTAATGAC